CAGCTCGAACAGTACCGCAAATTATCATTAATGGCAATGTAATTGGCGGATTCACAGAATTAAGAAAATATATCGACGAAACCGGATTTAACGGTACCGGGTATTAAAATAGGAAAATAGAATGTTAATTGACAAAGGCGTGGCAATAGGTGAAGTGGTCACTCTAAAACTCACCAGCGGAGAAGAATTAGTAGCAAAGTTAGTAGAAGACGGTCCGATGCATTATAAGCTATCTAAGCCGTTAGTTCTCAGCATGAGTCCTAAGGGCATAGGGATGGTGCCTTATCTTTTTACTGTTAGCCCCGATAAAGAAATTAAAATGAATAAATCAACTGTGGTCGTTATAGAAGCATCTGACAAAGAATTCTCAGATCAATATCTATCAGGGACAACTGGTATAGCGATGAGGTAATTAAATGGCAATTACATTAGTCAACCCAAACAGTAGACCAGTAGTAACTGGAGAAAGTGTCAGCGAAGGCGTAGCGGTAGCCATAGATTACACTTTGTATTATGATAGAATAGCTACAGCTTTAGAAACCCTAGCAACGAATTCTACTGCTATAAAAACTGCTGTAGAAAGCATGGCTACCCAACAAACAACTATAGCTACCCAACAAACAACTATAGCCACAAAACTAACAGCTATTGAAACTTATCAGAAAAAAGTTAAAGAACTTGCTGAAGGTACAGGAGTACATTTTGTAGGACCTTGGGAATGGGTAGGACTTTTATCATTGTATAAACTCTTCATCGAAGAAGGTAAAATACTGGAAGAGACAAACAATATATCGGCTGAAAAAGTAGCAGAAGCATTGGCCAAATTTAATCAATACAAAGATAAAGTTAGTTCTTTACCAACGGTTTTTTAATATGCCAGGAATCTCAAGAGTAGGGGTAGATCAAGCAGGAGGTACCATAGTCGGTAATCTTGCACCTACGGTCTTTGTCAATAATGCACCTATAGTAGTTAAGGGAGCGGCCATATCTGGTCACGGAAGATCACCTCACAGCGGCCCTGTTATGGTAGGTGCTAGCGGAACTGTTTTCGCTCATAATATACCGGTATGCCGAGCAGGAGACACAGCCAGTTGCGGACACGCTGCGACAGGTTCATCAGATGTATTTGCGGGATAAAAATGAAAAAATTATTTTGGAATGTTTTAGGATTTATTAGTTTAGGACTGGCCTATATCGGATTGATCACACCTGGAATTCCTTACAGCCCGTTTATTGTATTTTCAGCTTATTGTTTTTCTAAGGGCAGTGAGCGTATGCATCGTTGGATTTACAATCATAAGATTTTCGGACCATTTTTAACCAATTGGAGCGAAAAAAGAGTTTTTCCTCAAAAACTACGTTATTTGATGTTGACAATGATGTCATTAAGCCTTATACTAATGTGGACAGGTGGGGTAAAACTTATCGGTATTATTTCAACAGCAGTGTTTATGGCATTGGTCGCTGTTTGGGCCTGGAGATATCCAAATACTCCAGAAGAACATGATCGTCGCAAAGATGCTGGCGAAAAGATAGGTTGGATTAAATAAAAGTTATTGCTGTATGAAGCAAAGAGAAAAGTGTTCTGGACGGGAGTTCGAATCTCCCCACCTCCACCGGAGGATATTTTAAAAGTATCCTGCGTTGGGGGTGTACATGGTTTCGACAGGGCAAAGAGTAACAGAGTGGACAGCTCGGGAAAGCAGAACCCGTAGGATTGGAGTAACCCGGTCGCAGAAGCAAAAAACGTAAATGCAAACGCAGATACATTTGAGTTTGGCGCATTGAACTTCACAACTGCCACTCCGGGGCAACTATGCCTTGTCAACCAAAATAGTAAAGCGGCCTTCGGGCCGCTTTCTTTTCGTTATTGATTTTTCCTATGATCGTCATAAAAAAATATTTAGAAAAAATCTATTGATTTTGCATTTTAATAGGATATATAATATACACATACAATACAGAGTTATTGAAGTTTTCAAACACACACAAGGAGAAGATATGAAAACAGTTGGTGATAAATTAGAAAAATTCGCAGTAACAGGTGTCAAGCCTGGTCAACCAGAAGATGCGTTCTTTGACATTACAGACCAAAGTTTTGAAGGTAAGTGGAAAGTAATCGTTTACTACCCAAAGGACTTTACATTCGTTTGCCCTACAGAAATTGTAGCCTACGACAAACTAGCCGGCGACTTTGCCGACCGTGATGCAGTACTGCTCACAGGTTCAACAGACAACGAGTTCTGTAAAGTCAGCTGGCAAAAGGCACACCCAGATCTACAAAAGATCACGCATACACAGTTTGCAGATACGCAGCGTTGGAATGACAACACCATGGAAGATCTAAGCCTGATTAATCAGCTCGGCGTGTTCTATGCTCCAGCAGGTGCTGCACTTCGTGCCACATTCATTGTTGATCCAGACAACGTTATCCAACACGTTACCGTCAACAACTTGAACGTTGGTCGCTCACCAGAAGAAACACTTCGTGTATTGGATGCGTTACAAACTGGCGAGCTATGTGCTTGTAACCGTACAGTTGGTGGCGAGACTCTCTAAGGGAACAATATTATGTTAGAATGTTTGATTTTAGGCGATAGCCTTGCAGTTGGAGTGGGACAGATCCGTAAAGAATGTGTGACCTATGCTAAGAGTGGTATCAATAGTTATGACTATGTTAATCGTCATATCCTATACACCGGTACTAATTACAAAGAAGCAAAGACTGTGATTATCAGCCTAGGGTCAAACGACTATAAAAGTATCAATACCTATGAGGAACTACACACTTTAAGGCATTTAGTAAAAGCGGACAGGGTCTATTGGATCCTTCCTGCTATCAAAGATACCAAGAGAGCCAACGTACAAAAAATCGCTGAGAAATATCACGATGTCGTCATTGACTCTAGGGATCACGAAATAAGTGCAGATGGTGTGCATCCTACATATAAAGGATACAAAGCGATCGCTAAGAAAACACAAGGAGACACACAATGAGTTGGGTAGAACAAATCAAAGAGGCACTCCCGGAATACGCTAAGGACACTAGACTAAACCTTGACGCGGTTATAAACCGTAGCACATTAGATGCAATAGAAGCTCAAGGGTGTGCCTTAGCAGCCGCAATGTCCACAGGCAACGGTAAGTTAGTAACATTTGTATCTAGTGGCATTGAAGATCTCAGAGAACGTGACGCAGCATTGACAGCATCGGCTATCATGGCGCAGAACAACGTTTGGTATCCATATGTTGAAATGGTAGGCGGTGCTCTAGAAGGCATCCCGCCACAACTGCGTATGAATGCTATTGCCAGTCACGGCGGTACTACAAAGGCAAGATTTGAGGCATATAGTTTAGCAGCCAGTATCGTAGGCAAATGTCATTTCTGTGTGAAGGCACATTTCGACACACTAAAGGCAGAAGGTTATTCAGTTGATCAGTTGAGAGACATTGGACGCATCGCTGCTGTAATGAACAGTGTTGCTAAGGTGTTAAACAGTTAATAAATAAATTACAAGGAGGGGCAAGACTATGCGACAGAAAAAGCTCATAGCGGAACTGTATAAGGCTTGCTTCGACCACGACGCCAAGAAGATGGCAGAGCTTAAGAAACACGAGTTCCAAAAAATCTTGAAACGCAAGGCCGAAGGTAAGCATTTTACACACCGATGGACCGTAGTTCAAATTTAATTATTTGTAACTGATCTGTAATATTACACACACCAAGGAACGGTAAATACTGCTATGCAGCGAACTTACCGTTCCATTTTTATTTCCGACGTACATCTCGGCACCAAAGATTGTAAGGCCGAGCATCTCAACAACTTTCTTAAACACAACACCTGCGACACTCTTTATCTTGTAGGTGATATAATTGATGCTTGGAAGATACAACAAAACAAATGGCGATGGAAACAAAGTCATACTAACGTGGTACGCAGAGTACTAGGACACGCTAAACGTGGCACACGAGTTGTATTCATAGCAGGCAATCACGATGAATTTTTAAGACCAATGATACCATATGGTTTCAATTTTGGTCTAATAGAAATACATAATCAAGTAGAACATATAGGCGCAGACGGCAAACACTATCTAGTTGTACACGGAGACCTGTTTGATGGCATCACCCGCCTAGCACCTTGGATAGCATTCTTAGGAGATAAAGCATATGACGTTGTTCTTAACCTCAACAGTAAATTTAATTGGATTCGTCGCCGTATGGGTTTTGGGTACTTTAGCCTTAGCAAGTTTCTTAAGTACAAAGTTAAAAAAGCAGTAGACTTCGTATTCAAATTTGAAGAGAACTTAGCCAACTACTGTAAGAAGCGTGGCTTTGATGGCGTTATCTGCGGACACATACATCACGCAGAGATTAAAGAAATCAACGGTGTCACATATATGAACGACGGTGACTGGGTCGAAAGTTGTACAGCATTAGTTGAACATTGGGACGGCCGTTGGGAAATAGTAACGTGGACTAAGGAGCGAGATGATGTGGTTGATGATATTGATAGCAGTTCACACAAACAACCCAAACGACATACCGGGAAGAATAACCCTACAGTTCCAAACACAGCAACAATGTGAACAGGTGTTACAAAGTATGACCTATTGGTTAAAGTTTGAAAGTTTTCGAGTAGAGGGAAGATGCATAAAACAATCTTAGTCATCACTGATAATTTACCGGAGCAGATCAATGGCGTTGTTACGACCTTCAAGAGTATTGAGAAACACGCTGTTTTGGACGGGTATAGCCTTTTATACCTTGATCCCAGGGAGTTCTTACATTTTAGTTGCCCAGGCTACCCTGAAGTTAAACTTAGCCTTCCTAGGAAGATCGGCAAGAAGATTGAGGAGATATCTCCGGATTATATACATATCGCCACCGAGGGTCCTGTTGGTCTGTGTGCTAGACTTTATCTTGACCAACGCGGCTATCGTTACAATACTAGTTACCATACTAAATTTCCTGAATTTTTAAACGAAATATACAAGATACCCATAAGTTGGACTTATTGGTATGTTCGATGGTTTCATAAACACAGCGGCAAAGTACTGACTACGACTGATACAATGGTTGACGATTTAAAATCACACGGATTTAAAGGTGATATCGTTTCTTGGACCAGGGGAGTAGATCGAGAAACACTATCAACTAGCATTAAATGGAGTCATCATAAGTATCTTCATCTGAATCTTTCTGTTCTATATGTAGGTCGTGTTAGCAAAGAAAAAAATCTAGATGAGCTGTGTCGTTTAGAAAATGAGTTTGATATAACCATTGTTGGGGACGGCCCTTACCGAAATGAGTTAGAAAAAAAATATTCTAGAGTAAAGTTTCTGGGATATAAATCGGGTAGCGATTTGGCAGACTGCTACGCACAAGCAGATGTATTTTGCTTCCCTAGCCGAACAGATACATTTGGTATCGTCATTATAGAAAGCCTTAGTCTAGGTACACCAGTGGCCGCATATCCAGTTCCTGGTCCTATTGATATTTTGGAACAAGGCGTGAATGGACATATGAGCGAAAATCTATCTCTTAGTATTCGTATAGCAGCCAATTATAATAGAGAAAGAGTCAGAGAGACTGCAGAAAAATGGACTTGGGAAAATTGCTGGAAGATTTTCAAAAACAATTTGATTAGTATAATTTAATGAATTTCACTATGGTTTTCTGGTAGTTTTTATCATATAATATAGATACATACTGATGCAAGTATGTTTTTAATGATGTAAAAAAGGAGAAACATTATGTGGACCAAACCAGAAGCTACTGAAATGCGTTACGGTTTTGAGATCACTATGTATATCGCTAATCGCTAATACATAGATCAAAAAACCAAAAGACCCGCCCTAGGCGGGTTTTTCTTGACAGTCTATTGCAAAGATGTTATAGTAATACATCAGTAACAGTTTTGGAGGCTTATTTTGAGTATGCATTTGGAAGGTCCGTGGCTTTCAACTACGGGAAAGAAAAAAGGCAAACGTAAGTTTCGCAATGCAGATGAAGCACGAAAGGCTAGACAATTGGAAGAAAATTGGAACGACTTATTGAAAAAATGGGGTATCGAGCAACAAGAAAAGCGTAAGAAACGTGCTATGTCTGCTCCGACTCTGTCAACTCCCGCACCATTTTACAGAGGATCTGATCAACCTAAGATCCCTAGCCTACCATTTACTGGTGGCCCTTGTACTAAACCAGAGCAAAAAGTCTATACCGGTGATAAGATTAAAGGTATTGGTACTATGCATAAGAGTAATGCAGTTCCAATCTTTTCGGACGAGCAGGCGGTAGATATCGCCAAAATGCGTCGATAATCGCCGGTTTTCGTGCTATAATATGAAAGATGAACTATATATTATACGTTTCGCAAAGAAACTAAGATAGTAGGTCCAAAGTATGTCAAAAGCAGAAAAGGATCCGCGAGTCTTGGCCTATGAGAAACCCGTGAGATTCGGGCGGTCAAGGCTCCAAAGGCACACAAGTTATGAGATTGTGCGTCCGATGGAGACAAACTACACGAACCCAGGGTTCTTTCAAGAGCCTCGTGAAGTTTACTCCCTTAATGTAATGTCGCAGTTAATCGTGACACCAAATGAAAGGAGGACTTATGGAAAAGTCAATTAAGTTTTTAACCTGTATTATAGGCTTGTTTTTTCTTGCCTACAGTTTGAGTGCGCTTACCCAAAATAAATTTGAAAAATTAAAAGAAAACAATGCTCTGTATTCTCAAGACGTTGTTTCTATCAAAACTAGGGAACGCCAATTAGAATGCCTAGCGATGAATATCTATCGCGAAGCTGGCTACGAGCCTTTTGAAGGAAAAGTAGCTGTAGCACAAGTCACTCTCAACAGAGTAGCTCACCCGGCCTTCCCCAAAGATGTCTGCGGAGTTGTGCATCAGAAAACGGTAGTGATGGAAAAAGTCATTTGTCAATTTAGTTGGCATTGCGATTCTGCTGCCAGAACAAGACCAGTGAACAAGGAGGCTTACAATGAAAGTTACGCTGTTGCTAAAAAAGTTCTTTTGGAGAACTTCCGATTGGACATTCTCAAAGATGCTTTATATTATCATGCCACCTATGTCAATCCGAGATGGCCTCTCGAAAAGATAGGTAAGATCGGCCAACACATTTTTTATCGAGGAAAAGAAAGGGAACAATATGCCAAACTTTGAACTAAAAGATTTTAAGGATTTCGTTCAAAACAAGATCAGTCACATTTCTGCCGAAACTTTTGGCTGGTTGGCTGTGATCATACTACACGCCAGCACCATGCCTAGTTTACTAGCAGTTATGGCTGGTTTAACTGATCGATTACCTGCTGTAGATTTGGTTCTCTTGGTTTGGGGCGGGCTTTCTCTGTTGTTTGTCAAAGCCGCAATCCAAAAAGATATGCTGAATGTTATCACTATAGGTTTTGGATTTATAATTCAAGCTATTATGATGGCATTGATCTTCTTCAAATAAATTGGTAATTTGAACTGTTGACAGGACCTCTGGGTCCTGTTACAATTATTACTGTTGTAATCCGCAAACAGAAAGGCAAATATGAAAAAGGCATTAGTAGTTGGTTTGATGGCCGCGGCTATTACTGGCTGCTCATCAATGAAAGGCATTGAAGAACGCAAGACCTATGCTCAACCTAGTTGGTATCAGGACTGTGCGCAAGCAGGAACCGAAGGATGGTTCTGGTGGTCAAAAGAATTTGCATACGCCTGCGGCGCCGGTGAATCAATTCATGCACAGGCCGCTGAAGAACAGATGTACGCAATCGCTATGAATAACTTCGCTAAACGCATTAATAGTGAAGTTAACAGCAACACCGAAATCGTCTTCGACAACGATAAGAAAAAGACTTATACTAAAATTTCTTATGTTGTAAGGGATACTACTATTCGTGAACACATCAACCGCGAAGTAGGACATTTTACAATGAATGGTCGTCATTATACATTCGTTCGTCTTAAGATGCCTAAGTCTGTTTTCGATCAGTTGATCTCTGAAGCCAAAGAGCAGAAAGCTTCCCGATAATGAGAGCGGCTATCGTAGCCGTTTCATTAATAGCGGCAGGCTGTAGTTCGGCCCCTAAGGTAGTAGCAGAAAAGCCACAATATTGTTATACCTATCAAACTATTGAAACTGAAAATAGAGAACAGGTTAACAGTCGTGTCCGAGTAGAATGTACTGACGATCAGATTGAACGTCTTACTTCCAAAAGACTAGGAATGTCTCCTAACTGTGGCGAATTTTCATATTGGATGCAGATTGGAGGACGCAATGTTCAACGCAAAGGAATCAGCTGCCAGAAACCTGACGGTAGCTGGGAAATTGTTAATACCATTGGTCATGTTGTTCAGTAGTATAGATGCCGCTGCCAGCGATGTTGATAATCCAAGATTTTTTAACTATCGCGGCGGCGACTTTGCAAATCATATGATGGATTTTTCTTTTGGTTGGTTTAAAACCCTAGACCCCCAAGAAAAAGCGGCTCATAATCAAGCTGTGACACACGCAGTGATGTTTGCAGAAAACGGACAAACAGTTAAATGGTATCAGAATAGGGCCAGTGGTCTAGCAGTGCCTGTAATGACGTGGCCTACTGGTTCTGGATACTGTAGGAGAATTCATATGCAGGTTATTGCATATGATACAGAAAAGGTTATGACGCAGACTGCCTGTTTTGAAAATGCGCATAATAATTGGAGATGGTTGGTCGATAAATATTAATTCAATGAAAACCAATATTAGCGATAAAATTATAGCCTGGTCGGCATTACTCAGCGGATTATCAATTTCCGCCGTGGCCATTTATTATTCTGTAGCAGGCCTAGTCAGCATCTTTGCTGCCGCTGCCATACCGATTATGGTTATGGGAGTGGTATTAGAAGTAGGCAAATTATCTGCTACAGTTTGGCTAAAACAAAATTGGTCGATAGCCCCTAGGTTTTTAAAAACATATCTATTAATAGCCATTGCTATTCTGATGCTCATCACCAGTATGGGTATCTTTGGATTCTTAAGCAAAGCACACAGTGATGCTGGTTTAGTTTCGGGCGATGTAATGGCTAAGATCGCCGTCTATGACGAAAAGATTAAAACTGAACGGGAGAATATCGATGCGGCTCGTAAAGCACTTACTCAAATGGATTCTCAAGTTAATGAAAGGCTCAGTCGCAGCACCGACGACCGCGGTGCAGAACGTGCAGTTCAAATCCGCAGACAACAACAAGCAGAACGAACTAGACTCCAAAACGATATTTCTAGGTCACAGAGTACTATTGCTAAACTCAACGAAGAACGAGCCCCTATCGCCGCAGAAGTCCGCAAAGTCGAAGCCGAAGTTGGACCAATAAAATATATCGCTAATTTTATCTACGGTGACAATCCTGATGCTAACATCCTAGAGAAAGCTGTCACTTGGGTCATCATCATTATTGTTTCGGTATTCGACCCACTGGCAGTTATTTTGTTGTTGGCAAGCCAATATAGTTTTCAATGGTTCCGTAAACAAGAAGAAGAACAGAATTCAGAAAAAACATTAAATGACCTGTCTGGCGAGGAAATGGCCAGCGACATACACGAATTGAATAGTGCGTCTGAGCCAGTAGAAGAAAGTAGTTATGTACATTCTCCCTGGCCGTTTCCTGTTGCAGAAATCAAAGAAGAAACCAAAGACGATGATTTTAAATTTCTAGCCGATGATAACGACGTATATCCGGAAGGTAAGCCCTGGGAAGATAAGAAACCAGAACCCGAAGAAGAAATCGAATCTCTAGAAGAGAAAGAATCCAATCTTGACAAGTGGAACAAGATGTTAGAAGAAGCTGAAAAAGCAGTCGAAGAAGAAAAAGAAATAGAAGATAACGAAATTTTAGAGAACGCTGCCCATTCAGAAAAAGAAGCAATGGCGAGATGGAAATCTGCAAATCCTGAAAGTTCTTTAAAAATGCAAAGAAAACTTTTTGAAAAAGGTGTGATCGATAGATTACCCTGGGAAGAATATCTTGAAGCTAAACCAGACTTCGTTAATGCAGAAGACGAAGCTGCCATAGAAGCAGCCAAGTGGGCCAAAGAACAACTTGAAAAGCAAACTTCTAAAAAAAAAGGTAGTGACTTGGATGGAGAGGGAAGGCCTTCAACAGGTGAAGAAATCCAAGGAACTCTGAGCGGATATAAACAAAATGCCGAACAAAATGAAAATACCATTTGGAGTCGGATACAAGAAAGCAAAAAATGACAGACAGTGTTATATTAGTTACAGACCCAGATGACATCCAAGTAGACGGTCTAAGATTATTACTAGTAGATCTCAATACAGACCAAAATCAAATAGTTTCTGATTCTTTAGCACAGTCAGATGGATTCAGTAGCATTGTTTCGTATATTTGGAGATCAGGAGATTCTGTAGATTGGTTATTGGATAAAAAACACAAAAGTGATATAATAATTTTTAATGCAGATAGTGAAAATGATATTATAATAGGTTATATGTCCGCACAAAAATATTCTTATTATTTTGGAACATTAAAAAATTTATCGCCGATCAATAACAGGAATATATACAATGCAGACGATGTTACAAAAATTTTAAATTCGACATTATAAAAATATGGATATTATCAAAGGTTCAAAAGTATTTGTAAAAGAGCATGAAAACATCAATCAGGCTCTAAGACGTTTTAAGAAAAAAGTAGAAGAATCGGGAATTCTAGATACCCTACGTAAAAAAGAATTCTACGAAAAACCAACCACAGAACGTAAGCGTAAGAAAGGTGCTGCGAAAGCACGTTGGCGCAAACAACTACGTTCGCAACAACTTCCTCCAAAACTTTTCTAAGAAAGGTATCAAATGCGTATCGAAGATGAAGTCAAGCTAGACTTCCGTGATGTGCTCATCAGACCAAAGCGTTCTACTCTAAGTAGTCGCAAAGAAGTAGATCTTACAAGAACATATAAATTTAGACACAGTGGCTTTGAATGGACCGGTGTACCTATCATGGCTTCCAATATGGACGGTGTGGGTACAATAGATATGGCTCGAAAATTGTATAAACATCAGATGTTTACTTGTCTGGTTAAGAGCTATGCTGAAGACGATCTTTTTGATCTAACAGGTAAGTTTGGCGGAAATTATTTTGCCGTCAGCACAGGAACCAGTGACAAAGATTTTCTTAAACTAAGACAGATAGTAAATTCTTATCCAGAAATTCATTTCGTCTGTATCGATGTAGCTAACGGATACAGTGAACATTTTGGAGAATATGTTTCTAAAGTTAGACAAGCATATCCTCACATAACTATTATCGCCGGTAATGTGGTTACCGCAGATATGACACAGGAGTTAATTTTACGTGGCGCAGATATTATTAAAGTGGGCATTGGCCCTGGTAGCGTTTGTACTACTCGTATCCAAACTGGTGTGGGCTACCCACAGCTTAGTGCTATCATTGAGTGTGCCGATGCCGCTCACGGTCTTGGCGCTCATATTATTGCTGATGGTGGATGTGTTTGCCCTGGTGATGTTGCTAAGGCTTTCGGCGCTGGCGCGGACTTTGTAATGCTAGGCGGTATGCTGTCAGGACACGACGAAGGCGGTGGCGAAATCAAAGACGGCAAAGTAACATTTTACGGAATGAGTTCAGACACTGCTATGAATAAACACAGTGGAGGTGTTGCTGAATATCGTAGTTCAGAAGGACGCACTGTAGAAGTAAAATACAAAGGTCCGGTGCAGAATACTGTATTAGATCTTTTAGGTGGTTTACGCAGTACCTGTACCTATGTCGGAGCTCCTAGTCTAAAACAATTATCCAAATGTACCACATTTATTCGTGTGAACAGACAGATCAACGATATATTTGTAAAATAACATTGACATCTTAATAGAAAGAATTTATAATAATATAATGCTTACAGATATAATGATTGATATGGAGACTCTAGATGTTCTCCCAACTGCTACTATTTTAACTATTGGAGCAGTAAAATTTGATCCTTTCGGAGATGATTTAAAAGATCCTACCTGCGAAAAATTTTACGTTAGGGTTGATCTAGACAGTTGTGATCGTTTAGGTTGTACAGTTAGTCAGGCAACACTCGATTGGTGGGCAAGTCAAAGTCAGGCTGCTCAAGACGAAGCGTTTGATCCTAACAACAGGATTGATATTGTTGATGCAATGACTCAACTTTATAAGTTCTGTTGGGGCGCCAAACGTGTTTGGAGTCACGGTGCCGGCTTTGATGTGATTATCTGCGAAAATTTATTTCGTAAAATTGGTAAAGCTGTTCCTTGGTCATTTTGGGAAGTTCGTGATACCCGCACATTATTTGATCTCGGAATAGACCCAAAGCGTCCTCCGGTACTCAAGCATCACGCCTTAGAAGATGCGTGGAATCAGGCTGTAGGAGTACAGAATGTTTTTAAATCTCTAAGAACTGCTAGTTCCGGGCTAAACGGTAAATTGTTTATGCCGCTAGCTAACCAGAGATAAATAAAATCGTAAATTGTACCATAGGGCAATTTACAGGGCATAGAGCCCAAATAGATCTTACTTTATAAGGAGATATGTATGTCTAAGATCATCGGTATTGACCTCGGCACCACCAATTCCTGCGTGGCTATCGTCGAGAATGGAACTTCCAAAGTTATTGAAAATTCAGAAGGTACTCGTACTACACCTAGTATCGTTGCCTATGCCAACGACGAAATCCTTGTAGGTGCATCGGCGAAAAGACAGTCGATCACTAACCCCAAAAATACAATTTATGCAGCCAAGCGATTGATTGGACGTAAGTTTAAAGAACAGGCTGTACAAAAAGACATCGACCTGATGCCATACGAAATTATGGAAAGTAAAAACGGCGATGCATGGGTTAGAGCACAGGGCAAAGAATTGGCACCTCCACAGATTTCTGCAGAAGTTCTTCGTAAAATGAAAAAGACCGCAGAAGATTATCTTGGTCAAGAAGTAACTAAAGCAGTGATCACTGTGCCTGCTTACTTTAACGATCAACAACGTCAAGCAACCAAAGATGCGGGACAGATCGCAGGTTTAGAAGTTCTGCGTATCATCAACGAACCAACAGCGGCTGCATTGGCCTATGGTGTTGATAAGCAAGATAAAGCTGACAGAAAAATTGCTGTTTACGATCTTGGTGGCGGTACTTTCGATGTATCGATCATTGAAATCGCGAATGTAGATGGCGACAAACAAATTGAAGTATTGTCAACGAATGGCGACACATTCCTAGGTGGTGAAGACTTCGATCAACGCATTATGGACTACTTGGTCGAGGAGTTCAAGAAAGAACAAGGCGTTGATTTAACTAAAGATGTATTAGCTCTTCAGCGTTTAAAAGACTCTGCTGAAAAAGCCAAAATTGAATTATCAAACAGCACACAGACAGAAGTTAACTTACCTTACATCACAGCCGATGCAAGTGGTCCTAAGCATCTAGTAGTAAAATTAACAAAGGCAAAATTAGAAAGCCTGGTCGAAGATCTTATTAATCGTTCACTGGCTCCTTGCCGCATCGCTATGCAAGACGCAGGTGTTACTGCTGCTGACATTGACGAAGTTATTCTTGTTGGCGGTCAGACACGTATGCCTAAAGTGCAAGAAGAAGTTGAGAAACTTTTCGGTAAGGCACCACGCAAAGATGTAAACCCAGACGAAGCAGTAGCAGTTGGTGCTGCTATCCAAGGTGCTGTGTTGGGCGGCGATCGCAATGACGTATTGTTACTTGACGTTACTCCTCTAAGTTTAGGTATCGAAACGTTAGGCGGAGTAATGACTAAACTGGTTCAAAAGAACACTACGATTCCTACCAAAGCAAGTCAGACATTCAGCACGGCTGAAGATAATCAGCCTGCCGTGACTATCAAAGTGGTCCAGGGAGAAAGAGAACTCGTTCAACACAATAAACTGTTAGGCGAATTCAATCTAGAAGGCATTGCTCCGGCCCGTAGAGGACTTCCGCAGATCGAAGTTACTTTCGATGTTGATGCCAATGGCATCATGAATATCTCTGCCAAAGATAAAAATACAGGCAAAGAAAATAAGATCACCATCAAGTCTGATTCCGGTCTAAGCAAAGAACAAATTGAACAAATGATTCGAGATGCTGAGATTAATGCCGAAGCAGATAAGAAAGCTAGAGAACTAATCGATACTAAGAATTCAGCTGAAGCTCAGATGCACGAAGTTAAAAAAGATCTTGAAGAGTATCGTAGCGAACTTACTGAAGATGAAGTTAAGCAACTTGAGGATGTTATCAATGCTGTTGGAGAAGCCACAAAGGGCGACGACAAAGATAAGATCACAGAAGAACTTAACAAAGTTTATCCGGCAATGAAAACTCTGTTAGAAAAAAAGCAGGCTAAAGAAAGTCAGCCAGCTCAAGAAGCAACCGGCAATAATCCATCCGATGATAACGTAGTAGATGCTACGTTTACAGAAAAGAAGGAATAAAAATGGCTGAGGCAGGTAAAGGTAGTAGACCGCGTCCATATAGCGTCGATAAAAAAACTTTCGATTCTAATTGGGATACTGTCTTTAGAAAACAAGAACAATCTGTAATTGAAGAAGTTTCTAAACTTATAGCAGAAGAAACTCTTCAAGAAACAGAAAACAGAATTACAGATCACTCGGGTGAGGGTCAGTAATAGGGCATAGAGCCCAGTTCATCTTACTTTATAAGGAGATTATTATGAACAATCAACTAGCAAGACTAGACGCCATTAATAGAGCACTTATTGGTTTCGACACTATGTTTGACCAAATGGAAAGACGATTCGCTAACAGCGTTTCTAACAATTATCCCCCACACAACATTCTCAAAACTGGTGAGAATCAGTATGAGATTCAAATCGCTGTTACTGGTTTCAAGAAAGACGAAATCAATGTAACCGTAGAAGACAACGTGCTGATCATCAAAGGCGAAAGTCAAACATCAAATGAAAGCACTGATATGGTATACATACATCGAGGTCTAGCTACTCGTGATTTTGTTAAGGAATTTCCTTTAGCAGAATATATTGAGGTAGTTGGTGCAGAAACACAAAATGGTATGCTTTCTATCAAATTGGTAAGAAATATTCCAGAGTCTGCCAAACCTAAGGTAATCGATATCGTAGAGGTTAAGTAATATTAGTGGGGGAGAAATCCCCTACTATTACCGGAGCAACTAATGAGCACAGAAATCAAAACAGAAGAAAAAGTTAAAGTTAATCTGCAACCTCCATCTTTATGGAAAGTAGTATTTTTAAATGACGATCAAACACCTATGGAATTCGTCATTGAGTTGTTAACTTCGATTTTTAAACATAGAGAAGATACTGCTAAAGATCTCACTCTAGAAATACACAACACTGGCTCCGCTGTAGTAGGTGTTTTTAATTACGAAATAGCTGAGCACAAATCAGTAGAATCTACTAAACTTTCTAGATTGAACGGATTTCCGTTACAGATTAATTTAGAAAGAGAATGATCCAGGAAAATTATAAAATAATTTCTTATCAGAATGTAGGGTCAAAAAGATTCGGTCACTGGGCACTTATCAAAGATTATCGAACTCCAGCAGCTACTCTAGGAAAACAAGGAAGATTAAATTTCATTAGAACAATAGAACAGTCATTTGGAAAATTAGGTATCAAATGGCAGTATCAAAAAAACAATAGCAATACCTTTTTCATTAAATTCGATAGTGAAAAAGATCTCTTATTATTAATGTTGAAAATTTCTAAGGTGTAAATAACACACTATGAGCTTACGAGAAATAACTAAAGATTTACATTCAGATGCAGAACGTACAGAGTTTGCTAAAAAACTTTTAAGCGGATCTATATCTAAAGAGGACTACGCCAACTACCTATGGCAAATGGTTTTGGTTTATCAACCTATCGAAATGGGTAACAAAATACTAGGTAATTTTGCCAGCCTCCCGGACATTGAAAGGACCTGGCCGATCTATCAAGATTTTATCGAACTAGCTGGAAAAGATCACGATTTTAAATGGTTACCGTCTACTATCGGATACCATAATTATCTGTTAGAACTGATCAATGACCCAGAAAGAAAACATCTTATCAAGGCACATCTTTATTGTCGTCATATGGGAGATCTATATGGCGGCCAAATGATTGCCAAACGTGTACCTGGACAAGGACGTTTTTACAAGTTTAAAGATCCAGAAAAACTCAAGGAACAGATACGTGCAGAGCTAACAGATGACTTAGGTGACGAAGCTCGTGTAGCCTTTGAATGGGCAATAAAAATTATGCAAGATTTGAATAAGGAATAAAATGGATTATAAAATCGCAGACATACAGTTAGCTGACTGGGGAAGAAAAGAAATAGCGATCGCCGAAACAGAAATGCCCGGATTAATGGCGATTAAAAAAGAATATAAAAATAAGTTTCCTCTAAAGGGAGCAAGAATCGCAGGTAGTCTACATATGACTGTGCAGACTGCTGTTCTAATAGAAACTCTTATAGATTTAGGAGCAGAGGTAAGATGGTCTAGTTGTAATATCTTTTCAACACAAGATCATGCAGCGGCAGCATTGGCTTCTAAAGGTATTCCAGTATTCGCTTGGAAAGGCGAGACCGAAGAAGAATATTGGTGGTGTATAGAACAAACAATATCAGGACCAAATAACTGGAAACCAAATATGCTTTTAGACGACGGTCACGATCTAACAGCCTTTGTACACGACAAGTATCCCGATTTATTAAAAGATATCATAGGCGTAACTGAAGAAACCACAACCGGCATCCATAAACTGTTGGAGAGGATTTCTAAAGGAACACTGCATCTCAGAGCTATCAATGTCAACGATAGTGTAACGAAATCAAAATTCGATAACTTATACGGTTGCCGCGAAAGTCTAGTTGACTCAATCAAGAGAGCCACTGATGTAATGATAGCAGGCAAGATAGCGGTAGTATGTGGCTATGGAGATGTAGGCAAAGGTTCTGCACAGTCTCTCCGAGCTCTGTCGGCCCAAGTATGGATTACAGAAGTTGATCCTATCTGTGCGTTGCAGGCTGCTATGGAAGGTTATAAAGTAGTGACCATGGAGTATGCAGCAGACAAAGCAGACATTTTTGTCACAGCCACAGGAAACATAGATGTCATAACTTACAATCATATGTCTAGAATGAAAAACAATTCTATTGTGTGCAACATAGGACATTTTGACAGTGAAATTGATATTGCTAGTTTAAAAAACTGCGTATGGGATGAAATCAAACCGCAGGTCGATCACGTAATTTTTCCTGACGGAAAAAGAATTATAGTTCTAGCCAAAGGCAGACTGGTAAATCTAGGTTGTGCCACCGGTCACCCTAGCTATGTTATGAGTAACAGTTTTACTAATCAAGCATTAGCACAGATCGATTTATTCAATAATCCTGACAAATACGAAATTGGAAAACTATATCTACTTCCTAAAAAGTTAGATGAGAAGGTTGCCAGATTGCATTTAGATCAGATTGGTGCCACGTTAACCAATTTAACTGTTAATCAGGCTGCATACATTAATGTTGAAGTCGATGGTCCTTATAAATTAGAAACATATAGGTACTAAATGTCTGCGGTATGGTCGAAACTGATAGAGATACAGAATCTATTAACTAAAAAATTTAACGAATCTGGGATCGAATCATTTGAACCAGGGATGGAACGTTTCAATCAGCCGGGTTGGGTAAACAGGGTATGGACTAGTGGTAATTATCGTAGAGCTCACATTGACGTAGTCGATGCCCGATCCACAAAGGGCCTCTGGATGATGCACTGTTGTGTATTTCCTCATATCCATAACCCGGCGCCCATTTTTGGTTTTGATGTTATCGCAGGAAAAAATAAGATCACAGGCTGTTTCATAGATTATAGTCCAACCACAGATCGTAATCACCCTATGAATCAATACTTCGCCGAAGAAGTCAGTAGATACGATTGGATCAAAAAACGAGATCTTCCAGATTGGGCACAGCGTATTTTTAGTTCAAATATGGTAGCTGCTGGAAATGTCAGCGACGAGTCTGAATTATCTCAAATTGAAAGTCTAGCACATATACTAATAAACCATTACGTAGAAACAGTAGGAGAAACCAATAATAAAGTAGCAGATGCTACTTTTGAGCAAAACTATTACGCTCAAAATCAAAAAATGAATCCACATACTCCTAAAGTTATGGCTAGTTTAGGTTTAAATCAGGAAGATGTAAGGATTTTCATACAGGACTGCCTTTTTCCTGAAATTTAGTAAAAACGCTATATAAATAGCATAAATGGAAATACTACTACTTTTATTATTTCTGCAGGTTAAACACTGGTACGCAGATTTTAAAGTCCAAACTTATTTACAGACCGTAAAAAAAGGAGTTTGGTTAGATCCTGTTGGAATTAGTCACAGCAGTGATCATGTCGCCTATACATTAGTAGCTCTATTGGCATTTAATTTCATCCATCCTCTATCCGGTTTTACAATTTTAATTGTTGCATTTTCAGAAGGTATTTTACACTACATAATAGATTTTGTAAAAGTAAAATACGGATGCAAAGACAACACTAAACCACAATTCTGGAATCAATTTGGTTTAGATCAATTCGCTCATCAATTTACCTATCTAGGTATTGCGTATATTCTGTTGGTTTAACTCGTACTATAATTTTCTAGGCCGGTTCACTAAATAATTAGTAACCGGGAGCGAACCGATGAAGAAAACGTTAGTATCTTTAGGGATATTTTTATCCTTATCGACGGCAAGTCAGTCTGCTGAACTTGTCCATCAATTCAACAGTCCATCATTTTCTGGAGTAGGATATTCCAGTCATGCATTGACCATTTACGGTCAAGAACTCAGTCGTAAATTAGCTATTGCTGCAGAAAAAAAAGCAGATGCTTTAAAAGCAGAACAAGATGCTAAAAATACGACTATGGCCAAATTCGTTGCAAACTTAGAAAGTCGTGTTTATAACGAATTAGCAAGACAAATCACTGAAAAATTATTTGAGGGGCAAGGCACCCAAGCATCCGGAACATTTGCGTTCAACGGTGGTACAATTACCTACACCAAGGCAGGTAGTCTGATAGAGATTACCATAAGAGATGAAAACGGAAATGTAACAACAATGACAGTACCAATTGGAGATTTCGGATGGCTAGCACCTTAATTAAATTAACACCCCTGGCTTTGGCATTATTTTTAGCAGGTTGCGGAACAGTAGGTAATGCTGTTCGTAGCTTCGATGATCCCAAAGTAACAAAACCAGCTCTTAAAGCTGAATCAAATCTAAAAGAACCTCAAAGCGGATCTATACCTGTAGCAGTCTATAATTTTAGAGATATGACTGGCCAACGTAAGGCTAGTCAAAATATCGCAAGTCTAAGCTCTGCTGTGACTCAAGGAGCAGATGCATACCTTGTGAAAAGTCTACAGGAAGTAGGCAGCGGTAAATGGTTTAAAGTTCTCGAAAGAGGCGGATTAGATAATCTTATCAAAGAAAGACAACTAATACGTCAGATGAGAGAACTGTATCAAGGTGATAAAGCACAACCTTTACCACCTATGTTGTTCGCTGGAATGATACTCGAAGGTGGTATCATAGGCTATGATAGTAACACAATGAGTGGTGGTTCCGGAGCTAGATTATTAGGCATTGGGGCTAGCACAGAATACAGACAAGACGAAGTTACAATTAGTCTTAGAGCAGTATCAGTATCTACCGGTGAAGTACTAACTGTAGTTAATATTTCTAAGAGTGTTTACAGTTTCCAAGACAAGGCTGGTGTTTTAAGATTTTATGAAGCAGGCACTAAAGCATTAGAATTAGAAACAGGATCTGCCACGAACGAATCAATGAATAAGGCTATTCAATTAGCGATTCATGCAGCAGTGATAGAATTGATTCGTGAGGGAGAAAAGAAAGGCCATTGGTCTTATAAATCAGAGGAGAAAAAAGATGAGTTGGTTCAAAAAAACACCACATCCAAAATCGAATCCGAAGCGACACCCCCAGTACCTAAGTCCGATGACGGAAAAAATACTGGAGGAGAATCAGTTAAAACAAAATAAAAAGAACCAAATAGGGTTGGATTCTTTAAAAAATAAGGTACAATAATAACAATAACAGTACCAAGGAGCGAAAAATGATTAAAAATAATTATGGTAAAATGGCCTTCATTATGGCGGCTATGTTTTGGGGTTCAGGAGCATACGCTAACAACACAGTTTATATAGAACAAGCAGGTAGTTCTAACACTGTAACAATTACTCAGGTAGGCAGCACCAACCGAGTAGGAAACAGCGGTCTTAATAACCAAAGTAAAATAACCGGAAGCACAAACACATTAACAGCCAGTCAAACTGGCGATGGCAACATCATAGATTATACTGTAGTAGGTAATGGTAATACGATTACAAAAACTGTCACAGGTGATACTAATCAAATAACCTTTACCTGTGGCGATGGTACCACAGCCTGTACCAACGTAACTAGCACTATGACAATCGCTGGAGACAGCAATACTGTTACTAGCACAATAAAAGGAAGTAGCATTGCAAATACGTTGAGTATTACTGGAGATAACAATACTGTTACACAGTCTATATTAACAAATAATTCTACCAGCAGTATCACTATCCTAGGAGACAGCAATACATTCACTAGCTCTATGGCAGGAGCCAGTGCAGGTCTAGGACATTCATTAATGGCTGCTGTAACTGGAACTTCTAACACACATTCTGTGACACAGAGCGGATCAGTTAATACAACAGTAAACATAGTCACAACTGGTAACAGCAATGCTGTAACTGTAACCACAGGAAACTAATGAAACATTTATGGCTGGTTCTATTATTGATTGCATCTGGGGCTCAAGCCAACATAGGCAAAATAACTGAGCTCCAGGGCACAGCCGTTGAAATTAAAAGAGGTAGTAAATCTATCAAAGCATCGAAAGATTCTGTGATAGAATCAAATGACACTGTCAGTGTCGGATCAAATACAAAACTCACGATCACTTTTTCAGATAACAGCACAGCAAAAATAACTGAAAACAGTAAACTTATTATAGATGACTTTGTCTATGATCCTAAAGGCGGAGCTTCTAAGAGTTCTATGAAAGTGGCGTTAGGGACAGTCCGAATGGCTTCGGGTGCTATAGCTAAAAATTCTGCTCAGAACGTTAATATAAAAACTCCAACAGCCGCCATAGCTGTGAGAGGAACAGACTTTGCCATGACCGTAGACGAACTTGGTAGAAGCACTGTAGTACTATTACCTAGTTGTAAAGACGATCGTGATGCACAACGGGTGGAATTACCAGGAAACTGTGTATGTGGTGCTATAGATGTAACTACTACTGCAGGAAAAGTCAGTATGGATAGTCCATTTTTAGCTACCTATGCTGTTAGTCATCAAGAATCTCCTTTGCCCCCTGTTCAAGTTGATCCTAGCGTGATGAATGCCTACGGTGAAGGATCATTAAAGAAACCCGAGCAGGTAGTTAAAGCTGTTGCCGAAAGAGATCAAAAGAAAGAAGAACGAAAAGATAGGAGTCGTGCTAACGATGACGAAAGAAAAGCAGCGAGAGATAACAATGACGAAGTGGCACGAAAAGATAGAGAAGGCAATTCGGACAGGAATATACAAAGAGCACTATCTGGGGAAATAGGAACAACAAAGGTTGGGTCTACTGAACAGACAGCAGGCAATCCTTGTTGGCCATTTACCAGTTGCGGAAATGAAAAAGGATATAATTGGTACGAACACGTTGATCCTTTAAGAGGTAATGTGATACACATTAGATCATTAGAAACTACTGACACAACTACCTATAACATTTCAGTCAACAATGTTGACGTTAGTCAACGTCAAGTCGGTAGCGGTGCTAATGGTAACGTAGTGACGGTAAGACAATGGAACAGATAAAAAAACTTTTATTTCTTATTTTAATTTTTTTGTCTACGACAGTTCGCGCAGACCTAACTGATATCAAATTTGGACAATATCAAATTGCAGACAGTCAATGGAATGTTAACTCGTGTCTGAATACTACCACCTGCCAAATTTATAGCAAACAGCCAGGTACGGCCTACAAGATACCCTGGACTTCAGGTCAAGTGCAATGGGCTTCTGGTGACTATGTAAAGTTTGAATTGAGTGGAAACAGTTCGTATCCTTATACAGCAAAACAATATGACAGCGCAGGCAATGTTAAATCTACACTAGGTAACGGTAAGATCGTTAATATGGGTCCTGACTATTTTTTCTTTGTAGGCAGTGACAATAACACAGGACAACTGTTTAGCGGTAGTAGTGGTATGAGTGGAACATCGGGTGTGTCTTGGACTGGTACCCTTAACCCTACAATCGCTCAGGCCAACACCTATGCCGATGCAACTTACTCTACAGTTCCTTTGAGTTCAGGTCAAACTGCTACCGTTACACCAAGTTCTCAAACATCAACACCGACATCTTCCAGCGGACCTGTAAGTCCTAACACCAACAACCCTAATTTAGGTTTTGAATCAGGAACTACTGCTAACTGGACTATCAGTAACGGTACAGGCACAGAAAAAACCTCAGGCTGGAGCGATAACGGCGACGGTGTTAATACATCAAAAGGAATGACAAATTATCAACCTGGCGGCGGCAAGTCTTGGTCAGTTACGCCATACGGAACGTATATGATGGTCATTCAAGCCGGTGGTGACAGTCCTAATTTTGATCCTGCTATGACCTCATTAGGATTAACTACAACAGAAATAACTAACATTAGAAATTATCTTACTGGATTAGGAGGCAACAGCTCACCTACTAATGCTTCGTGGGCTAAACGAACTGTTGCACTTGAATCAGGTAAAACATATGTCATCGCTTGGCAATATATGAGTACGGACTATACACCATTTAATGATGGAAGTATTATGACTTTAATTCATTCTAGTGACCCGACAAAAATACCTGTGTTAAACAACGAAACTAAGAGATATGCATTATTAGGATTTACCAATCCCGGAACAGGAAACTATGCCACAGACAGTTATGGATCAACAGGTTGGCAGTTAGCGACCATTACTGTTCCAGTAAGCGGAGATTACATATTAGGATTCTCAAGTTTTAATCTTGGAGACACAGCATTGAGTCCTATTTTGTTAGTCGACGATTTACAAGGTTCTACTACCCTTAACGGACAAACCTTTGGACCTATCGCACCTAACGCTGGATCGAGTGCTCCTACTACAGGAGGATCAACTGCGCCAGCGTGTCCTAATAGTTCAACTTGCTCTACAGATGCGTTTGCTGCCAATACAGGATTTGCCAATAGAGCCAATATATGGTCACAGCAAAACGGAAATAGAGTTATTGTAGAACAGATAGGAAGCTATAATGTTGCCACAGTTCAACAGACAGGCAATAAAAATTATGCAGAAATTGATCTTACAGGATCAAATAATACAACTACTATAACACAATCTTCATCCGGGGCTACCACTACTAATTATATAGAATTAACTATTTCTGGAAATGGCAATACTACAAATTTAACTCAATCCGGAACCGGTGGTGCTAAAGGTATATTAGCTACAGTGAATAATGCATCAAATAGTTTAACCGTAAATCAAAGTGGTACTGGAAATCATTATTCTGAAATTTCTCTCAGCGGCGGTACCAAGACTGTTGACATTACACAGACTGGCTCTGTAGGTCATATGGCTAATATTACATTGACCGGTGGGGCTACTTCAATTACCGCTACGCAAACAGGCGGCACTCAACAGTTTTACTCTATAACACATAACTGTGCTCAGGCCAGTTGTGCAGCCATTACTGTAACACAAGGGCAATAAATACTGTTTTAAGGAGTATGCCATGATGCGTACAGTAATCGTGGCGTTCCTATTCTGCTTATACAGCGTAGCCAACGCCGAACCGTTTGAAAGTCGTAAACCCGTGCTCTGCGATAATGTACAGACACTGATCAGAAGCTTGATAGAGAACTATAATGAAAAGCCTATTTGGGCTGCGAAGAATCCTATAGACGATACAAAATTCGCACTATTTGTTAACTCTAAAACAAAAAACTGGACACTATTACAAATGACTTCGGAAATCGCTTGCATTATCGGCGTCGGCGACGAGTCTACACTTATGCTTGGTGATCCTGTTTAAACAAGAACTTCTTGTGTAGATGTAATCGAGCTTTGTTGTATTGAACAGCAGTAATAACTAACGCAACTGCCCAAGGTACAATTGCAGCGGCCCAAGGTACCAATCCTGCCCACCATGCTGCCATTAGAGGTTCTTTCATCAGCATTAACATTGCCACAGCAAACAATACAAACGATCCTATAAAAACTGTGTCAGGATATTTTTCTAGTATCTTACTAACCAGTCCTGCACCAAACAAGATAATTGGCACACTGATTAGTAATCCAGCAATCACTAAAATAAAACTGCCATTTGCCGCAGCAGCAATACCTAGTGCGTTATCTATGCCCATAACAGCATCAGCAACTACGATAGTACCAATCGCACCCCAGAAGGTGTCTTTGGCCTCTACGTTATGTTCTTCATTGTTAAATGCCAGTTTCCAACCAATCCATATCAGCGCCGCAGCACCGATGGCTCGAAGTCCTGGAATTAATAGTAGGTAGGTCAGTGCTGCCACTGATAAAAAGCGAATAGCGATAGCACCAAAGGTTCCCCAGAAGATTGCTTTCTTACGTAGTTCAGGCGGTAGTTTGTTTGCAGCCATTCCGATAACCAATGCGTTATCCCCGGCTAGTACGATGTCTATCAAAACGATAGCGAGAAATGCCCATAGGGCTTGAAGTGTGAAGAGTTCCATAATTTACCTTAAAGTTATGGTCTCACATCTTTGTCTATATACCGGGTTTTTACACCGTGCTGACGACATATAGAGCCTTTGCAGGCTAGTTACTCCCCAAGATTATTTAGTATTTCCACGGTAAATATATTACTATGAAGAAATTGTTTTTAAACCCCTGGACTGCTCTAGTTACTTTAACTGTAGTGGTATTAATAAGATTATTTGATCCTGCATTTGTTGAAAGTGTAAGATTAAGATATTTTGATCAATTGATCGTCAGCGAACCTAAAAAAGAAGTTCCTGTTCATATCGTTAACATAGATGAAGCTGCTCTTGAAAAATATGGACAATGGCCTTTTCCTAGAGGACAATACGCAGACATAATCAACGATCTATATAAACGTGAAGCAGGATTGGTAGTGTTCAACGTTTTAATGCCAGAACGAGATCGATTCAATCAAGATTCGGTATTAGCACAATCGATGAAAAAACATCCTGTGGTTATACCTTCATTAGGACATACTAAAAGTAGGAATACTGATTTCGGCAGCAGTGTTCAAATAGTTGGCCAGGATCCTTCCGGAAAAGTAGTACAATATCCGGGATTGATAAACAGTGTTGACTCTATCAACGAATTAGCTATAGGTATAGGTATAGTTAATACTTTTCCTGAAATAGATGGTGTTGTTCGTAGAATGCCATTGGTGATAGCAGCAGGTGAACACGTTCATCCTAGCCTAGGATTAGAAACACTAAGAGCTGCTTCTGAAGATCGAATACAGGTAAAGATAGGAGACACAGGAGTTGAAGCATTAAGAATTCCTAAACTAGGAAAAATCGAAACAGACAACCTAGCTAGAATATGGATAGACTGGTCTAGTCAGCCTACTGAACATAGTCTTGTATCTTTGCCTAAAAGTTTTAATAACGGTATAGTGATTGTTGGACTCAGTGCCGCTGGCCTTGCAAATCCCGTAGGTACTGCTGCAGGCGAAGTATGGCCGCATTATCTGCAAGGTGCGGTGATAGGTACTATGATGACCAAGACCAATATACAACGTCCTAGTTACGCAGATGATTTAGAGTTAGTCGTTTTATTATTAGCAGGTATAGCATTATTATTTTTAACAAGGTGGACTTATGTTGGAATTTTTAGCGGTGTTGTTATTATTGGGGGCATCTTTGGTGTTTCTCAATATCTGTATTCATCTAATCTTTGGCTCTTCGACAGCACTTTACCTGTATTTGGGCTCACTGTTGTCATGCTTCACGCTTATGGCGTTAAATTTATAAGTGAGTTTTTACAAAAGCAACAGATCAGAAAGCAGTTCCAAAGTTACCTCAGTCCCGACCTTGTTGCTAAACTGATCAAAGATCCTAGTCTATTAAAACTGGGTGGCGAAGAAAAAGAACTGAGTATTATGTTTACCGATGTTCGCGGCTTTACCAGTATCTCAGAATATTACGGTAAAGACGTACAAGGTTTAACAAAGATTATGAATCGTTATATGACTGCGATGACACGTACTATTCTAGAAACGGGTGGCACCCTAGACAAGTACATTGGCGATGCACAGATGGCTTTCTGGAATGCACCGCTAGACGAAACTAAGCATTGTAAAGATGCTGTCAAAGCCGCATTAGAAATGTTAGGGAGCTTAGATGAATTCAACAAAGAAATTACCTCTGAAGGCACACCTCCTTTTGGTATGGGTATTGGTATCAACACCGGTGTGGTTGTGGTCGGTAACATGGGATCTGAGCAACGCTTTGACTATACCTGTCTTGGTGATTCAGTTAATCTTGCTAGTCGCTTGGAGGGACAGAGTAAGAACTATGGAGTACTCATTGTACTTGGACCAGTTACGGCAGAAAGAGTTGGAGAAGATTACTTTACAATTGAACTCGACTGCATCGCAGTCAAAGGTAAAAAAGAAGGTGTAACGATCTACACAGTATTTTTCAACCCTGCAGAAAATCAAATGGCAGAATGGAAACACGATAGAGAGTTGCACGATCTAATGTTAGAGTATTATCGTAAGCAACAATGGGATAAGGCCATTGCACTTATTGAAACACTGAAAGGCAAATTTGGCAGTGGTATGGATCACTATTACGAATTGTGGTTAGAAAGAATAGAAGAAATGCGTAATGCCCGTTTACCTACAGATTGGGATGGTGTATTCCGTGCAACATCTAAATGAAGATATATGTTTTTGGTGGGTTGATCTATATGTGTATTCTATGTTACAATTGTACTTTACTCCTTTTTATATGATGGGTAAAGGCAGCGAAACAGAACAATGGATCAGCCAATTTAGTACTAACGGCATTAAACCATTTAACTTATGCAGACCATGATCAGATCAATATTATTTTTTATTTTATTCTCAACGCCGTTATTAGTACTTGCCAACGATCACAAAATTACCGCAACTTCTTGGCTAGTCGCCGACGGTGAAGGTGAAATACTGCAAAGTGAAAATATGTATGAACATCGCAGTATCGCTAGCATCACAAAACTTATGACCGCTATGGTTGTTCTCGATGCTCACCAAAATCTAGATGAATACATAAAGCCTTATACAAGACGTGAGTTATTACAACTGGCTATTGTACATTCTGATAACAGAGCATCGGAGACTCTATGTCAAAAATACCCCGGAGGTAGATTAGCCTGTATAAAGGCCATGAATGAAAAGGCTCGTAATCTCGGGATGTTAGATACACGCTTTATTGATCCAACCGGTCTCGGGGTAATGAATTCGAGTACTGCCTACGATCTAATTAAAATGGTCAGAGCTGCAGAACTATATCCCGAAATCACAGCCGCTAGTAAAATGAGCGAAGTTAAGATCAAACACAAAAAGAAATTCGTAGTTTTCAGAAACACCAATCCTATCATAGGTAAGCGTCATGATTTTATCGTCAGCAAAACCGGCTACATAAGAGCAGCCGGCGGATGTATTGTAATGATGCTAGATACAAGTTTTGGTAGAAGGATAGTTGTGTTATTGGGCAGCAAAAATACCAAAACCAGGATTCCTGAAGCGGAATTTATAGCTTTAAGAACTTAATCGTCCCCTGCAGCATCGTTGATTTCTTCTTTGGTAAACTTTCTGTGAGGTAGAGTTTTTGTAGGTTGAGGAGGTTCGATCGTTTTATTGATTTCTTTTTCTGCAATGATTCTTTCGTATTCAATAGTTTTTCCTCGAAGCTCCATCACTGTTTCTATCTTTTGATTCAGTCTGATTAGATCGTTATCCAACATCCTGATTCGATCGATTAATGCAATCAATGTACCGTTGGCCTGTCCGATAACAGGTTTAATTTCTGTGGTAACCCACTTCCAAACAAAATAGATAAAATATCCCATACCTGCAGCAGCAATAACGGGGAAACCATACCTATTCACCATTTCGACTATGTCCATTATCTTAACTCCTTCCAAAATCCCCAAGGATCATAAATTTTTCTCTGTTGTTTCTTGGGTTCATAAACATAATAAAACACAGCGATTGCCAAAACTAGAATTTCTAGAAGATAGAAAACTAAAAATGCTTCAAATAGCATCAGTCTTTCCTCTGATCAGCTTGTTCTGCTCTAGCTATTCGATCGTAGTCCGGTTGTAAGCCCAATGCGTGACTGACCTTAACATCGATTCTTTGCAGTTGATTTGTCATTGTATCAACTCGAGAATCTAATCCTTTGATGATTCCGCCCATTCCGTTCACAGAACTGGTAACGCCAGCCAAAATAAACTTAAGAGTTAGAAACACAAAATAACCGGCTGCTAGAGCAGCGGCTATAGGAAAACCAAGCTCACCTACTAGTTTTAGAAAGTCCATTTGTCGCTCCTGCTGATTCGCCTTCTTTTATGAATTTCACAAGAGGATCTTGTTTAATAAGCATGGCGGTGCCGTTGATATTGACTAATTTGAAGTAGTCTCCGCCCTTCCATCCTAAACGATCGATTGGAAGCTCTTCGTCCAAAATGATCCGGTCAGGAAGTATACGCCATTCGTAGTCTATTGTTAACAATTTCGCTCCTAATGAAACTATATCTATATTTACACAGTTGACACAGTTTTAAACTGGCTATATAATATACATATATTATTCAGAAGAGAGCGTATGAAAATCCAAATTGTTTCCGATCTACATTTAGAGTTTTCGGATTATTTCATAAAAAATGAAAACAATGCTGACGTCTTAATACTCGGCGGTGATATTATGCTGGCTGAAAAAATTCTTCTGCCAGAAAGTGAGCTTGGAATCCGTTTTAGAGATTTTTTAAAGAGAGTAAGTTTTCAGTTCCCTCACGTGATCTATATCGCAGGTAATCACGAATTCTATAGCGGATATTGGTCTAAGAGTCTAGACAAGCTTCGTGCTGCCTGTGCAGTTCACGATAACGTTTATTTCTTAGAGCGTGATACTAAAATTATCAACGATGTGGTATTCGTCGGGGGTACTCTGTGGACTGATATGAATAAAGGTGATCCGTTAACTCTTCACGCTGTGCGCGATATGTTAAATGATTTTAGAACTATCACCGACGATAGTCTTGGCTATACTAAACTGAAGCCTGCCACTACGGTACAACGTCATAGAGAAACGAAACAGTACATAGAACTGATAGTCAAACAACACAGTGACAAGAAAGTTGTAGTGGTAGGGCATCATACACCTTCGTATCAGAGCTGCCACGAGGCTTATAAAAGTGATCATATAATGAACGGTGCGTATCACAGCGACCTGACAGATATTATGTTAGATAATCCTCAGATCAAACTGTGGACACATGGCCACACACATCATCCATTTGACTATACAGTGGGTGAATGCCGTGTTGTCTGCAATCCTAGAGGTTATGAACAGTCTAGTGGCTGGAGTGAAGATACTGGTTGGAATCCTAATATGACGGTGGAGATATGAACGATAAACAAAAGTTTTTAGAAGATCTTAAAACTGGTGTTCGATATATAGTAATCAATGACTGCTATGGCGGATTTGGTTTGAGCCCCAGAGCCATTGATGAATATCGTCGCTTGGCCTGTATCACGGATTCCGATTTTCATGATCGTGAAATTCCTCGTGATGATTCTTATCTTATAAAAGTTGTAAAACAGTTAGGTATGGGAGCGAACGGCCCCCACTCCAATCTTAAGATTGTAGAAATCCCCGGTGACGTTGAATGGCTTATTCAAGAGTATGATGGTGCAGAATGGGTAGCAGAGAAACACAGGACCTGGAGTTAATTACCAAAATATCTTTTGGTAACGATCGATATCATCAACAAGAGGATATGATCCGTTGGTGTAAAACGACCCTTGGTAAAGGAGGTTGGGGGCAATCTCTTGTCTTAGGCGATAATCGTTGGCGAGTTGATTCTATGTTTGGAAGTACTCATTTCTGGTTCAAGGAAGAAAGAGATTACTTGCTTTTTACTCTACGCTGGATGTAATGTATCATTGGCAGAAAGAACTAATTAAAAAAATGACACAGCATAAAGGCAAGGGAATGCCAATAATTACCGGCCGCCGAGCAGGTTTTTCTTCTAAGGCTTTTCAAAGACTATGGGATGATTTATATAGTCGTCCAGTAGAAGATATTAAACTTAGCGAAGGTACGGTCTACGGTAGTCGCTATTACACAGCAGAGCCCGTAGGTGGTTCTTGGTTGGAAATGGAGCAATGGTGTTTAGAAACTTTCGGATCTGGTGAATACCCGATATGGGGAGAAGACAATGCCCCAGAACCTGCACAGCGTTGGTATAAAAACAATCGCAAGTTTTGGTTTCGTGATGAATGTGATAGAATGGTATTTGTATTAAAATGGCGATAAGAACTCTTAGACGAAAAGTCATGATTCGCGAGTACGACTTTATCAAGGTAAGGGATCAAGCATTAAGTATTGGTCTCATTGATAACGACGGAGCTCTGTATGACAGAGTTTCGTGGACACCTCTCAATCAAGATACTCTCGAAAAACTAAAATTACAAGAAATACTTAAAGGCAAGACCGGACCTATTACTCAGGTAAATTTAGATTTAAAAATGCCTGCAGTATTAATAGCACAGTTAAAAGATTACCTCTATAACGAAAAATACTATCATTGGAAAGTATCTATTGACGACGAAGGATATCTGTGCATACAATCCAAAAAGAACGCACCAAAAACTCGTTTAGGATGGGGCGTGTTTGAAAAGGATTTACAGTGTCGAATTTAGAAAAAGAAATCTTAGACGAGCTAGGCTCACAGATGCAAAGCGAAATTGACAAAGAAATACTTTGGGGTATGTTAGTCGGAATAGGGTGGACCCGAGTGTTACTGCCTAGATTTCACAGTCGAGAACACTCTGTCGATGTACTTGAATGGGTTGAAGAAAATTGTAAAAATCCTTACGAACGAAAAGGCAGTGAATTTATATTTGAAAACAGTGGAGATGCTGTTAACTTCATTTTAAAATGGAAATAAAGTATAAAATCGTAGGAGATAGAGTAGAAGAAATTCGTGAAGTTACTGTTCACGAATTCACAATGGGCGACGTAGACGATCCAGACTTGTATGCTGCCCGACCTTTATACGAATGGGAACACAGCGAGCAAGGGCAATGGGTCATGAAAAATGCCTACGAGGTTCCTATATATCATCAAATGCAGGATTTTGCCATTATGGGACATAAGTACGTGATAAAGGCAAAGTTTATGGGTCCTGCACTGACAGAATGGTTGTTGAGATATGGCAAATAAAGATTCTCCTAAATCGTTTGCTAATATGGCCCACAAACAAGTAGGATCTATTCTTTTAGAACACGATAGACTTATGGAAATTCTACAGTCCTATCATGTGGTAAGATTATCTAAAGATGACGATTTCGCTGAAAAATTAACTTGGTGTATGCAACATTGTCAAAGTAAGTTTCGAGATATTAGAGAATCTGATTGCCGTGCTTGGTATTTTCAAAATGAACAAGATGCTAGTATCTTTGCAATGAAATGGTCTTGAAAAGAATTTTTTGGGTCGAAACTGCCCGTAGAAATACTTTGGCTGCTAGAGTTGAAGTACAACCTAGAGGTTGGGAAGTTGGTATCAGCGAACAGGATATGGATCCTATCCAAAAATGGTGCGAAGAACACAACTGTGGTCGTAGGATTAGTTTCGATATGATGCAGTTCAAAAATAAAAAACAGATGACTTTGTTCCTTTTGAGATGGGGACAATGAAATAGTCATTGACTGCTGCTACGGTTGATGCTATAATAGTATATCATTAACGAACATAGAAAGTATCCTATGCCAAGAGGCCGAGCAAAACTTCAATGAAGTATGATAATTTCGAGGTAGTATAATGCGTGAAGAACTAGACGAACAACTATGTAAAAAGTATCCTTTGATCTTTAAGAACAGACACGGGGATATGAAAGAAACTCTAATGTGTTGGGGATTTGAGTGCGGCGATGGTTGGTATCAGATATTGGACAGCCTCTGCGGCAACATCCAACATCACATTGATTGGCAAAATAAAAATCACGAAAACCACCCTGTTGTTGAACAGGTAATCGCTGTGCAGGTCAAAGAAAAGTTTGGCGGACTTCGTTTCTATTACGATGGCGGTGACGAAAAAATCCAAGGTATGGTACGTATGGCAGAATCCTGGGCAAGTCATACCTGCGAAGAATGTGGTCAGTCTGGTAAGCATCGTAGTGGTGGTTGGATCCGCACACTCTGCGATACGCATGAAGCAGAGCGACAGGCCAAATATGAAAAGTACGCCAAAGACAACGGGCTTGAACTATGAACGAACGAATTGCTGAACTGATGCGCGATCATGGATTACATAAACACATCTCAGCGGACTGTCAACATCGTATGGAAATGCTGGCCGAAGTTATTATTAAAGACTGCATTGACAATGTTAAGATCTGGGAACGAGATAGTCGTAATCATATTTCGTATATGTTAAAAAATCATTTCAAGGTTGAAGAATGAAAATCGGATTTAGTTTGGGTCGTTGTGTTCGAGATATTGTCAGCGGTGATGTTAGCATCGATGATGTAGCATTTATTATCACAGCTACTAGCATTCATAGTCGCGAACAACTAGACAATGTGATATCAGTTTATTGCGGAGAACCTAACTATCTGCTAGGGCTGAACTTTGAAGAATGTCTATCTGTTGCACAGGATCTATGGGATACTAATCGACTCCTACAACCTCGAAAGCAAGGTCTTCATCGGCATATGCAACCAGAAACTTCTGTGTGGGTTGATATTTTTCCAACTGCTCTTTCAGCTAACGACAGTGTCAAAAAAGCCTGGGATGCTTATCGTTTTATGATACATATGGTAGAGAATGTGGACACGGAGGCCACAGAAGTTTTCAAAACATAAGGAGAGCGTATATGGAGATAAAATCAGGCAGCAGATGGTGGACAAGCAACGGCGAAAAGTTTATAGTGTTAGCAGCGCCAACTATAGACGGCAATGATTGGGTTTATTATAGGGCTGAAAAATTAAAGAACGAAGAAGTTCAGGAATACAGTTGTTTCAAAGAAAGTTTTCTAAGTCGGTTTAGCCCCTTGCCAGAATGATAAAATTACGGTTAGAAATCCGAAATCCCTGGAGCAGAGACCGTTTTAAAAATCTGGGCTGCGTTTTTGGTAAAATAACCAAAAATATGACCTGGGAAATAGAGCATACTTACCACGACGGTATGCTTGTAGATTTGGATTTTGAATTTACTACCAAACAAGATCACGCAGGGCTGAGATTTTGTTTGGGCATTTTAGGATACGCTATAGGCTTTACTATCTACGATACTAGACATTGGAACAGCGAAACTAACACCTGGCAATAAACAGACACTATAATAAAACAAATGATAAGTAATAGTGAATCCAGGGGAATTAATGTGTCCAAAAAATTCGACGATTTCAACGCCGATGATCGTATTGCGGTAAAACTTCTAGAAAACAGCATCTTTTATCTCTACGGAGAAATCGATGAAGAAAATATCGCAAACTGCGTCAAATGGATACTCTACGAAAATCAAGATCCGAAAGAAAAGATCCTAACCCTGTATATCAATTCTATGGGCGGAGATCTTTACGGTGCGTTTGCTCTGATTGATATGATCAAAAATAGCCAACATCCGGTAAGAACGATCGCTATAGGATCTGCTATGAGTGCCGCGTTCCTTATATTTGCCGCAGGACATAATGGCGAGAGATATGCTGCAAAAAATTGTAGTTTTATGTGTCATCAATATTCTGACAGTGTATCGGGAAAACATCACGATCTAAAGGCCACTATGAGAGACGGCGAACTCTGTAATCAGCGAATGATCGATATCCTCAAACAGGCCACAGGAATGCCGCCTAGTAGAATCAAATCAAAATTGTTGCCCGCATCTGATGTATATCTCACTGCAGAAGAATGTGTCGAGCTGGGCGTGGCAGATCATTTGACATAAGGAAAAATATGAAGGTAATTGCATTAGATCCGAAAGCTAAAAAAGATGAAGAGCGTAAAATTTCTATGTTAGAAGTGTTAGCAGAAATGCAACAACAGATTGAAGAAGGGAAGATCAAAGAGTTCGTGGCCTGCTCAATGGACGAAGAAGGCGAAGCACAGATACACGCTAGTTGTTTGGATCTAGTAGGCGGAGTAGGTATGTTCGAAGTTGGCAAGCACTTACTAATCGAATCTGATAAAGTGTTGTAAAAACGCCACATAATCTGGGCATTTTTTCATTGACATATAAATAAACAGACAATACAATCAAAGCATAGTTAATTTGTCTTGCTAAAGAAGCAACTGATCTTGAAAATCAATCTTACCAAAAGTGGTTGACAGCGAGACTAAATAACTATACAATAGGACTATGCGTTAGAGAAAACGCAGAATTTTTAAGGAAAAGACGAAGCAAATGAAAACAGTAGGATCATCATTAAGACATTATTGTATAGCCAAACAGGTTGGTATATCCGCCTCTTGGTCTGCGATTAGTCTCTTTAATAATGATCGTACACCAGAGCTACAGTCGGGGTCCACGGAGATCATGAGTTAACTAAAAATAACTCGAACTTCAAAGGACCCCAGGACTAGAAACCCTGGGGTTTTTGTTTATGTAAAGGAAAAGATGGAAAGAAAAGAAATAGATAAAAATGTGTTAAAGAGAAAAGTTGTTGAACAGGCTTACGTGTCTGCTTATACTTTAAGTGATGAACAGACACGCAAACTTATTCAAGATAAGTTTGAAAGAGCTCGTGCATTGTACGAAGCTCAAAAAAAGAGTCCTGTCTACGAAGACTAAGACTCAAGTGTGAATGGGAAACGAGGTCCCGGCGACACACTCTAATAAACACGTAAACGGGCGGCCTACCGGATGGCTTATCCTTGTGTGGATAAAAAAATGGTAGCGTATTAAAGTGTTCTTCTTTCTACCTACGAAGTGGTCAAAAAGCATAGCGGAGAACATTTTAATACACACTCTTTACCTCCGCCTGAACAGCGGTTGACAGCATAGCGGAAGAGTGTATAATTGCTTAAATGGAAGTGTGTGCTGAATTGGTTGAAGGCAACGGACTGTAAATCCGCCACATAAGAAACATTGTAGGTTCGAATCCTACCACTTCCACCAGTTCCGGTTACTACTTTCCTTAAAGTAGCGTTTGATTAGCGTGAGAGATCCGGTGGCAGAAAACCGTAAGCGTGAGGATGGAAACTACCCTTACAGACTCTGATAGGCAGAAGCTCAACTGCACACAGACAGCGAATAAATGGAGATGGACAGAGTAACAGCTCAGTAAGGGGTTTGAGTGGAAAACAAGTAGCCTTACACGAATTTAGGTCTCAAGGTGTTCATGGACGCATACCGGCTTGTCACGCCGAAGGAGGGGGATCGTTACCCCCTGGGACCGCCAAAGTTTATTCCCTGATAGCTCAGTTGGTAGAAGCACTTGACTGTTAATCAAGGTGTCGCAGGTTCGAGCCCTGCTCGGGGAGCCAGATATGCACCGTTCGTCTATCGGTTAGGACGCTGCCCTTTCAAGGCGGAAAGAGGGGTTCGATTCCCCTACGGTGTACCAGATTTTATGCCTCTGTAGTTTAATGGTAAAACAGCGGATTTATATCCCGTGTGCAACAGATAATTGGCCAATGTGGGTTCGACTCCCGCCGGAGGCACCAATAAATGTATCCCTAGTGTTAACGGCAGCACGACAGTCTCCAAAACTGCTAGTGGGGGTTCGAATCCCTCGGGGTACGCCAAATGATGTGAGGATGGCAGAGAGGCCCAATGCAACAGTCTGCAAAACTGTAAAGCCGTCGGTTCGAATCCGACTCCTCACTCCAGATTGCCCCTATGGCCAAATAGGTAAAGGCGGCTCTCTCAAAAGGAGTGTCATAACTATCGGTTCGAATCCGATTAGGGGCACCAAAGATTAAGGAAGTGTGGCAGAGTCCGGTTTATTGCACCTGTCTTGAAAACAGACGGCTCGAAAGGGTCCGTGAGTTCGAATCTCACCGCTTCCACCAAGTTTTGTTAAAGTGTCAGCAAGAGAATGTCACGCTATCTAGGTAAGTTCGAACTACCGAAATAGTAGAAGGGGACGGGTTCAACTCCCGACCGATCGGAAGATCGGTGCAGTATGGTTGCTAACTGGATGAGTATCCCAAGTGACTTACCGAGTCCTGCCCGGGCTAGTTAATCCAGGTGAATGGTGTCGATAACGATGGCGGCACTACTTTAACAAATTCAATATGCCCGGATAGTTAAATGGTATAACGGTCGCTTGATAAGCGATTATTACAAGTTCAATTCTTGTTCTGGGCACCACTTAAGGAGAAATCAAAATGGGGCGGTTGCAGTTTTACTCATGCTTGTAGTTTTAATTTATTATATTGACAAAAATTTAAAATAGGAGAATGTTATGGAAAGTGACAAATCTGACAAAGGTCCTAAACCTTTGGGGGTATAACTTAATGGTA